AATGAAAGGCATCGACCGTTCATATACGGCAATGGTCTTAGAGAAATCTAAGCAACCAATCTTGCCGCCACATCAGCCGCTTTCTAAAGAGGAAGAGACCCACTATTACGGGTTTCTTTCCGCCCTTTCTGCTGAGCACAGGAACATACTGGGTGTGCGGCTGACAGCAGCCCTTTGCGCACGGTCACAAGCACGTGTTGACCGGTGGACAAGGGTTGCGGCGGAATGCCCGGAGTTCATAGAGCTGCCGAATGGCAATGTCGTCATTCATCCTGCCCACAGACATTTGATTGACGCCGAGCGGCACCACGTCGCGATGATGGCGAAGGCGAAACTGCTCGGCGTCAACGAGTACTACAACTCCCTGATGGCGGCAGAGCGCGAACGTGCGGTGCGCGAGTCGGTTGATGGCGACGACCCGCTGATGGCGGCGCTGCAATGATCATCAGCGGCCCCAACCCCAAGCTCAGGGATTGGCGGTCGCTCCCGTACCCTCGTACGCCAGAAGAAGCTGCGGCACTCACCCGCGCAGAGCAGGTGATGCACTGGGCAGAGCGCCACCTCAAGGTGCCGGAAGGGAAGCTGGTGCGGCAGCCGATCCGCATCGCTCCGTTTCAGGAGCTGTTCCTGCGCTCGGTACTCGACTATCCCACGCGCCGCGCGGTGCTCAGCATAGCGCGCAAGAATGGCAAAACCGCGCTGATCGCCATTTTGACGCTCGCCTTTTTGGCTGGTCCGGTGGCGATGAAGAACTCGGAGATCAGCTCCGGCGCGATGTCGCGGGACCAGGCGGCACTCGTCTTCAACCTGATGGTGAAGATGATCGAACAGAGCGAGACGCTGTCCACGCTGATCAGCGTCACGCCGAGCAGCAAGCAGCTCGTGTGCCGCGCCACAAAAGCGCGTTACCGTGCTCTGGCGGCAGACGGATCGCGCGCCGTTGGGCGGTCAGACCGCGTGGTGATCGGCGACGAGTGGGGACAGGTTCAGGGGCCAACCAATCCGTTTGTTGACGCACTGCTCAGCGGCCAGGGCGCTTACGACGATGCGTTGACCATCATCATTTCGACGCAGGCGCGCACCGATGCCGATTTTCTGTCGGTGATGATCGACGACGCTGCCCGCAGCGGAGACCCTTCCAACGTTGTCCATCTTTATGCCGCTCCAGAAGGCTGTGCGCTGGACGACGAGCGGGCGTGGGAGGCGGCGAACCCCGCTCTGAACAGTTTCCGCAGCCGCGTCGATCTCGCCGATCAGTTGCGCCGCGCCGGGCGCATCGCGGCGATGGAAGGTGCGGCACGCAATCTGTTGCTTAACCAGCGCGTGAGCGCGGACACGCTCTGGCTGAGCCCGACGGTGTGGCGGGAAGCCTCCTCGCCGCCCCGGGAGGCGCTCTTCGATGGCCACCCAGGGGTTTCCCTAGGGATCGACCTCTCGGCCCGTCACGACCTTACGGCGGCTGTAGCGGCGGCGCGCGACGACGAAGACGCTGTGCACCTGCTGCCCTTCGTCTTCGCGCCCGAGGAGGGGCTGCTCGCGCGCGCGGCGCGCGATCGGGCTCCTTATGATGCGTGGGCGGCGGCTGGGGACTTGATTCTGGTCCCCGGCGCCACCGTCAATTACGAATGGGTTGTCGAGTGGCTGATGCGCCGCACGATGGCTTTGGGCTTTGAGCCGGCGACGATTGAGTTTGACCCTTGGCGGATTGACGACCTGCGGCGCGAGGCAGATAAAATCGGCTTTGGCTCGTCGGCGGAGTGGAACGGTGTCGGGCAGACGTTCCGCGCAATGTCACCGCGTTTGGAAGCCTTCGAGGCTCTGCTGCTGAATGGGCGGCTGCGGCACGGCGGCCATCCGCTGCTCAACATGGCGGCTTCCAACGCCCGCGTGATCCAGGATGGGCCGGGAAACATCAAGCTCCAGAAACAGAAATCTACCCAACGCATTGACCCGCTCGTTGCCGCCGTTATGGCTGTCTATCCGGTCAGCGAAGGCGAAAGCTCGCGGGTGGCGTTTGATGTGGGGGCGATCATTGGCTAAGAAATCGTATGGCTAAGAAACTGTACTTTTTCAGTGGTCGGCGTACACCTGTGGTTGCCAGCTCTGCCAAAGAGGCACAGGCAAAGAAGCGGCGTGGCGGTGATAAGATTGTGTCCCTTCGCTGATAGGTACAGAGCAATGAGTCGCGATCTTGTTGAAGTCACGCAGACGCGTGTTTGGGCGCGTGCAAACGTGCAAGACAACGGCGACGGTACATGGACCGCGACTGTACAAACGGTGTTAAAAGTGGGAACGGCGACCGGTGAAAGCCGCGAAGAGGCGCTTGGTAAAGCCGCTGACTTAGTTTCCGTTAACTCATGGAGAACGAATCGCAATGAACAAAGCCTACGCCATCCTCGAAGCCAAAGATTTTAACGACGAGAAGCGCCAGTTCTCCGGCATCGCTTCGACGCCGAACCCGGACCGGATGCAGGACGTTGTCGAGCCCAAGGGCGCGAAGTACAAGCTGCCGCTGCCCTTGCTGAGCCAGCACGAGCACCACCTGCCCGTCGGCTTCATCAAGCGCGCGACAATCACCGACAACGGTATCGAGGTCGAGGGCGAGATCGCCAAGGACACCGACCTGGATTACATCGAGACGACCTGGAAGCAGATCAAAGCCGGGCTGGTGCGCGGCTTGTCCATCGGCTTCCGCGCTCTCGAATACACCTTCATCAAGGACACCGGCGGCATCCACTTCAAGGAGTGGGAATGGCTGGAGCTGTCAGCGGTAACCATTCCGGCCAATGCCGATTGCACCCTGGCCACCATCAAGTCTTTCGACCAAGACCCGGTCAAGAGGTCTCAGGTCATCAATGCTCTGTCTGAGCGCAACCAGAAAGTCGAACAAGCCCTTGCCCGCATCGAGCGCGCCAAGGCAGCATTGAGTATGCGCAAATGAACATTTCCGACAAGATCCTGAACCTGGCTGCGGACCTCGGTCCAAAGCAGAAAGAGCTGAAGACTCAGCAAGAGAAGCTGGCCGAGCTGACCGAGGAGGTCGCCAAGGTCGAAGACGCCGAGAAGGAGGAAGTCCTCCTGGCCGAGATCGACGAGGTCGGCAAGTCCGTGGACACCCTGACCGCCGACGTCGAGAAGCTCGAGAAGCGCCTCGGCGAGTACCGCGAGATCGAGAAGCGTCAGGGCCTGAGCGCCCGTCCGGCGGAGCCCCAGGGCGTTCCCGCCGTTATCAAGCCCGAGCGCAAGCAGTCCAAGGGCCTGGACGTGTTCGTCCGCCACGCCGTCGTGACTGCGTTGTCGCACGCCAAGCGCATCCCCGAGCAGCAGGTGATGGACGAGCTGTACGGCGACGACCTGCGGCTGAAGTCTGTGATGCCACTGATCACCAAGACCGAGGCCCCGATCGCCACGACCACCGACACCGGCTATGCCGCTGAGCTGGTCCAGGAGGACATCCGTGGTCTCCTGGAGGATATCGAGAGCCAGTCCGTTGCCGCTGCACTGGCGTTGTGGGCCGCGCGCTCCGGCGGTATGCTGATGAACTTCGGTCGTGCGCAGACCGTTACCATTCCGCGCCTAAACCCGACTGGCTCTACTCCGACTGAACCAGCTTGGGTGCAGGAAGGCGGTGCTATTCCGGTGGGCTCGATCTCCATCGGCTCGCAGACGATCAACCGCTACAAGCTGGCCGATATCCTGGTCACGACCATGGAGCTGCGCGAGCGGTCGGTGACCGACATCGAGTCGATCTTCCGTCGCGCCATGCAGCGGGCCTATGTGAAGGTGCTCGACAACGCGCTGCTGAGCAACGCGGCTGCGGTCGCTGGCGTGCGTCCCGCGGGGCTGCTCAACGGTCTTGCGGGCGCCAATACTGGCGCGGGTGACACCACGGGCGGCATCCCGTCGGTGGTGGCGGATATCAAGGATATGATGGGCGCTCTGCTGGCGGCCAACGAGGCGGCTGTCCCGGTGCTGCTGCTGAACAATCAGACCCGCATGGGGTTAACGTTCTTGACAGATGCGTTGGGCATGTTCACCTTCCGCGACGACCTCAACAGCGGCAACCTGCTGACGGTGCCAGTCATCAGCTCGGGCAACGTGCCGGCGACGGTCGCCATGATGGTCGATGCCTCCAGCGTCGCAATGGCACTGGATGCGCCGATGTTTGACATCAGCCAGGTCGCTACTTTGGTCATGGCCAACGCCGACACTACCGCGCCGACAATGGCCGATGATGGATCTACAGGAGCAGTTGGTACCGCCGGGCAGGTCCCAACAGGCATCAACGTAGTGCCCTCGGCGGCTATTGCGGCGGGCGCAGGTGCCGGCTACGTGGCGCGGTCCATGTTCCAGACGTACAGTGAAGCTGTCCGGATGATCGCGCCCACGTCCTGGGCCTTGCTGCGTCCGTCCACTGTGGCGCAACGTACCTCGATCGCTTGGTGATCGTAGGCTGAAAAAGAGAGGGCGAAGGATCGTCCCTCAACAGAATCTGACACAAGAGCACAACCTTCATGCCAGAAGCCCTTTACAAGCCCCACGGCATGTCGCACTTCCAGCGTATCTCGCTGGAGGAGGCGAAGAAGCTGGAAGCCGCCGGCAAGGCCTACCGACCTTCGGCGCACCAGCCAGGCGTCTACTACGGCACCGTTGCGGTGCCCGATCCCGAGCCCGATCCCGAGTCGGCGCCAGTCAAGGAGCAGGTCTACGAGACCCGCACCATGGAGGCGAAGCCCCGCACCAGTAGACGCCGGACGCCCAAAAGCCGATGACTGATCAAGCCATCCAGCTTGTTGATTCACGCGGTCACCCGATCGTTGCGCGGAAGTCGTTCGGCTGTGACAACGGCGAGGGCAGTTGGCGCGGTCCCTTTTGGGGAATCGGCGAGTTGGGGGGCGCCTACGAACTGACGCCCTGGGAAGATGGATGGCAGCGCAACCTTTCCCCGTGGCTTCAGCGCACCTGTGGCGCGGTCTACGCCTGCAAGAACGTCCCGGCGCAGGCCATCGCTACCATGCCCGCCCACCATCACAGGCGGTTGGAGAACGGTGGGCTGGAGACCATCACGACGTCTCCGCTATCGCGCATCTTGCGCAACCCGAACGGGTATCAGACGCCGTCGGACTTCTTCCTGAACCTGCTGTTCGAGCTGCTGAGCTACGGCAACGCCTATGCTCTGGTCTTCCGCGATGGGTCGGAGCGGATTGAGTCGATCCACATCGTGCCGGCGAACAGCACGCAGCCATACATCACGCCCGAGGGCGCGATCTTCTACGGCGTAGGCACCAATCCAATCATCGGTGAGCTGCAAGCCTTGATCCCCGCGCGCGACGTGTTGCACCTGCGGCTGCATACGCCGAGGCATCCACTGATCGGCATTAGCCCGATCGAGTTCGCTACGATGGCCATTCAGGTCAACACCGCGATCGGCAGCAATCAGGCAGCGTTTTTTTCGAACATGAGCCGTCCATCCGGCGTGCTGACGACGGACGAGAAGCTGACCAAGGAGCAGATGGATGCGCTGCGCAAAGCTTGGTATGAGAAGAGCCGTGGACTGGCGGCGGGCGAGGTGCCTGTGCTCTCTTGGGGATTGAAGTGGAACCAGATGACCATCACCAGCCAGGACGCACAGCTGATCGAGGCATACCGGATGTCCATCGAGGACATCGCCCGTGTCTACCGCGTCCCGCTGGCCCTGATCGGTGATTACACGAAGGCGACCTACAACAACGTCGAGCAGCTCATCAACCAGTGGCTCTCGACCGGGCTCGGCTTCCTAATGACGCACATCGAGCAGGCGTTCGGTCGGCTGTTTCGCCTTCCATCCGATGAGTTCATGGACTTCGACACCGAAGCCCTGCTCAGGACGGATTTCGAAGGGCGGATCAAGTCCCTCGGCAACGCGGTCACCACAGGTCTCATGTCCCCTAACGAGGCGCGGCGGCGCGAGCGTCTGCCTGCGGTCGAGTTCGGTGAGGAGCCGAGGGTGCAACAGCAGGTTGTGCCGCTCTCGCAGGTCGGGAAGATGCCGGAAGCACCTCCTGCGCCCGAAGCACCTGAACCTGCACCGCCTGGCGAGGCAGCCGTTGCTGTAGGCATTGAGAAGCAGATCGAGATTATGAGCTATCTCAGAAACCGAAAGGCGGCCTGATGGACGCACAGACTAAACTTATTCTCGACTCCGTCGGCGCCTACATCGATGAGCAGGTGGTCGAGATCTCCACCGGCTTGAAGGAGCTCCGCAGTCAGCTAGGGCTTCCACGCGAGGAGTTTGAGAAGACCCGCGACGATCTGCTGACCCGCATCGGCGACTTGAACCGTCGCTACGAGGCTCTGCGCAGTGCCGTACCGGCAGACCGGGGCGAAGAGATAGCCGAGCTACGCGGGCGGCTTCTGCAGTTGGAGCGCACCCCCGGTCCTCCTGGCAAGGACGGCAAGGACGGCGCCTCGCCCGATGTTGAGGATGTGGTGAACGGCCTCGTCTTGCGGCACGCTGATCGTCTCCGGGGCGAGCAAGGGCCGGTAGGCGCGCAGGGTCCTGCCGGCGGCACCGGCGCTCCGGGAAAGGATGCGGACCCCAACGTAGTTGCTGACAGTTTGTTCGAGCGCCACGGCGCGGAGCTTCGCGGTGAGCCGGGTCGGTCAGTCACCCGCGATGAAGTGGTCGCTGAGCTGAAGCAGGACAAGGAATTTCTGAAGGGCCTTCGCGGCGAGAAGGGTGAGCCCGGCAAATCGGTCTCACGTGATGAAGTCGCTGCCGAGCTGAAGCAGGACCAGCAGTTTCTCGGGATCGTCCGAGGCGAAAAGGGAGACTCCGGTCAGTCGGTCTCCAGTGACGAAGTCGCCGCCGAGCTGAAGCGGGATAAGCAGTTCCTTGATACCGTCCGCGGCGAGCGCGGACCCGCCGGTCCTATGCCCGATGTCGCCGCCCTGATCGAAGCCTTGATGGCGGAGTTCCGGCAGCGCGAGATGTCCGAAATCAAAGCCGTGTTCGCCCGCTATGCCTAACGACCTCCTCACGCCCGGCGGTCTGCTCGCCGAAGAAATCGCGAAGTTCGCTACGCGCAAGATTGAGCAGGCGGTAGCCGAGATCGAGGCGCCGCCGGGCAAAGATGGCCGCGACGGGCTCGGCTTTGATCTTAAGATCTATTCTAAAGGACAGGTGCACCGCGAAGGGGATTATGTCGTTACTGCTTGGGGGAAAATATATGTGGCCACGCGCGACACTGCTGATGAGCCGCGCAAATCTTCAGCATGGAAGCGAGTAGGTCCTTGGGGGTTAGAGTTTATTGGGTTGAAGCCAGACGACACTTCAAAACTGGAGTGTGGTGACCTTTACATTGACGGCGGGAGCCTGTTCGGCGTCCTCCCTGACGGACGTGTAAAGATGCTTGCTCAGCGAGGCAAAGAAGGGAAGCAAGGCCCCGCAGGAAAAGATGGCAAAGACGGCCGCCATGGGGCTAGCCCTATTGCTGCTGTTATAGAAAACGACATATTACGGTTTCGCATGGATGATGGCACAGAGTTTGATGTGTACCTTGCTGGTCTCATTGAAAAATTAAAACCATCTAAGCTTAAATATCCGATTGGCACAGTTTTATATAATGTAAGTAAAGAGGCCCCGGAAGGTTTTTTACCTTGTGACGGTAGTTTGATCCCTGGCGAATTTAGCGAGCTAAAGCATTTACTCAATGGGAATAGAACTCCTAGAATAGCCCAAGGTGAGAAAGTATATGCTTATGTTTATGCGGGAGAAGAGTTGTGACGATTCTTTTTGTCAGAGACGTTAACTACCAAACACCGGTAGTTAGCGATGTCGCACCTGATTCTCCGCTTATTGAGAATTTGTGGGTTGATACCAGTGTCGATCCCCCTGTATTAAAAGTTTATGATTCTGGTCTTGGTTGGATTTCTGTTGGGGCTAGTGGTAGCGGGGCGACATTTGGTGGAGTTGCGTATACGGATGTAATCGCCGGAACGAATATCGCTTTTAGTGACAACGGCGACGGCACTGTTACGCTTAATGTAAGCTCTGGCACAGCGACTATTGCAGACGGTGTTTATGGTGACATCACTGTTAGTGGTGGAGGCGCAGTCTGGACGGTGACTAATGCTCCGCCCAGCCCTGCGGAAATAGTTGCTTTCCCGGCAACGCCGACTTCTCCAGGCGAACAAGGTCAAATCGCTTTTGATGCCACAACAGGGCAAATAGCAGTTTGTATTTCTACCAATGTGTGGAGATACCTCGTAACGGCTGGAGCATCGCTGTAATGAAAAGTTTAATCGTTTTTGTTTCAGCGGCTTTCCTTTCTGGGTCTGTTGCTGCTGCCATCACAGGTTTAGTGGACTCTGCTACGCAACAGTTCGTGCCTGATGCTGATCTTAGATATTCACCACTAAGCCACGCCTTACGTCATACACTCGGTGGTGACGACGAGCTACTGTTAGATGCTTCTCAAATTGGTTCTGGCGAATTTCCGGATGCCCGTGTAGCTGACAACATTACGGCGGGGCAGTTTGCAGCAGACCCAAGCCCGTGCCCCGGGGGTGACTTTGTAACAGATATTGCAGCCGACGGGACTCTCACCTGTGCAACTCCCCCGACAGGTGGTAGTGGTCCAACGGTTGACGGCAACGTAGTTACTGACATTGCGGCGGGGGCTGGTGCTACTTTTACTTCGGACGGAGATGGTTCTGTAACACTAAATATCTCTACTGGCACAGCAACACTGGCTGACGGTAATTACACCGACGTGACCGTGTCGGGCAATGGAACTGTCATTACATTAAACCCGGGCGTAGTCGATGTGGCGAACCTTGCCAGCGCAGATTTTGGCGACTTCACCTGCAACGGCAGCGTTTGCACCTTGGATGCATCCTACCTGACAACCGAGACAGACCCAGTTTATAGCGCCGATCCAGCAGCCGGTATCACTGCGCAAGATGTGCTCGATTGGAACGCTGCTTTCAGTTGGGGTGATCATTCTGCAGCAGGCTATCTGACCAGCTATAACGAAACCGACCCGCTATTTAGTGCTGAAAATACACTTACGGAGCTTGAAACCCGTATTAGCGCGGACTTGGCAACCGTAGGGGAGCTTCCAACCGACACGAATGCGGCTACGCTCTGCACGGGTGCAAACGTATATCTTGACGGTGAAGGGAACTGCAACACAATTTCAGGTGGCACCGACGATCAAACCGCTGCCGAGGTTGCAGTAACGCCAGTTGGCAATTTGAACAGCACCAACGTGCAAGCTGCACTAGAAGAGCATCAGGCTGATATTAACGCTTTGGCAGCCGGGTCCGCTGATGGTGTGACGACTGGCGGTGCCTTAGATGTGCCGAACGAAGAACTTGACGTGACAGTCGCTGCCCCCGGTAGTAGTTTTGCCGTGGATCTTTCAAGCATTGGTGGGCTTACCAGCTTTTCTGGTTGGGATAAAAACGCGGCAGATGATTTTGACGGCGATTGGAGCTCACTGACTGGCACACCGACCACGCTAGCTGGTTACGGTATCACTGATGCCGCCACAAGCGCCCAGGGGATGCTTGCCGACAGTGCCGTGCAGACTGAGACTGATCCTGTTTACAGTGCCGCCCCAGCCGCCACGATCACGGCGCAGGATTTGCTGAATTACGATGCTGCGTTCGGGTGGGGCGACCATGCAGTAGCTGGCTATTTAACCAGTTACACTGAGACGGACCCGGTATTCGCAGCAGAAGATACCCTTGCCGAGCTAGAAGTAAGAATCGGAACCACTTTGCTGGAATCAGCCGACATCGCTGCCGGTGCTATCACTCCTGCGGCCGGGAACCTGGACCTGACCGGCACGAACGGACAGCTTCTGGTCATCGACGCTGTTGGCAACATCGTGCCTGCGACGGTCGAAGACGCTGCGTACACACGAATTCTGAATCCAACTGCCGGCACCATTCAGTCGTGGTGGCGCAACCCGACGAGCTGGACCGCCGCAGTCGTCGAGATTTGGTGTGAATCAGACCAGACCGTCAACCTAGACGTACAGGTGGATGACGGTACTCCCGCTGACATCATCGGCTCGGACATCACATGCGCGCCTGGCGGCGTGTCTCAAACGGTTCTGGGCGGCGACACGTTGATTGAGACAGACGAGACGCTGGACGTTGAAATCACGTCCGTTACTGCCGCCCCGACATGGGTCTCGCTGCAAGTGAGAGTGGAGTACCAGTAATGCGCTGGGTACTCCTGCTCACGGCGCTGCTGCTTGCACCTCTGCCTGCCTTTGGGTGGGTCTTTGGGAACGACGGTGGCGGTGTCTGGCAGCACCGTATCGAGATCACGGTTCCGGCGGCCAACGTCGATGCGAATCTGACAAATTTTCCCGTCTACGTTGACGCATCTGATCTTCCAGCAGACTTCCACACGAACGTCAAGACAGACGCCTGCGATGTGCGCTGGACGACTTCTGACGGTGTTACGGAGACCGCCGGCTACCCGCTGACCTACGACGCGGGGACCGATACTGGCGAGTTCTACTTTCTTGCGCCATCGCTCAGTTCATCGGTAGATAATACGTTCTACATTTACTACGGGAACGCATCGGCGACTTGCTACCTAACAACGGATACGCACGGGCGGGAAGCCGTGTGGCCAGATTTTGAGTTTGTGTCGCACAGCGGCAGCTGGGGAAACATCCTGGGTGCCGACGGTACGGCTATTTCCATTGACGGAATTCCTTCTCCGTTACCAACGGTAGGGGACTCAACAGGTATTGCCGGAAATGCCACGGGATACAACATCGGTGGCAATGTTGGTCAAGGCTTTGAGATTACTGACCCAGCGGTTCACGTTGATGGCTTCTACATCTCTAGCTTTGTGAATTATTCGTCGGTTGCTGGCGCAGATTTCATGTATCTGTGGCAGCATGGTAATTCGTCCGATTCTTTGCTTGAGTATTACCGCCCGTATGAGTCAGAAAGCGGTAATGGCACTTATCCTAGGATGAGGGCGATGGTTAATGATAACGACTTTGGCACATACGCAGATCAGTGGGCGACCACCAGAACCCCGCAGACTGGTGTCTGGCAGCACATTGCACAATATGGGCAGCCTGGAGGTAGTAGGCGCGGCTATTACAACGGATCGCCTTTAGGCGGGGCAATCTCTTTGCCGGCGGGATGGAACCCTTCTACCCCGCTTGTTGTTGCAGCCGGAGGAATTGGGACCGCGGGCTACACTCAAGATCGCGACACATCAGGCGTATACGATGAGTTTCGTCTGCGCCTGACAGTTCCCGCCAACGTGGATGCATGGGCGGCCCTGGAGCACGACAATTACACCAGTACGGTGTATTCGTTCGGCATCCAAGAAACAAATGACGGCTCGCCGGTGGCGGCGTTCTCTGCTACACCCCTGTCCGGTATCGCGCCGATGACAGCGAATTTCACGGATGAGTCAACGAGCACCCCAACATCTTGGTCCTGGGATGTAGATAACGACGGGACTCCTGACTACACCACGCAGAATCCGCAGCACACTTATAGCACTCCAGGTACTTACACAGTATCGTTGACAGTTACCAACGCCAACGGAAGCGGTACGCTGACTAAGACGGACTACATTACGGTTACTGAAGCAACTGAGTGCAGCACTATTGCTGACACGCTGGCCAATGACGGTGACCCTGCAACGTCTTTGGTCGGCTGCTGGACTCCAGCAAAGACTTTTAACGATGGTGGGACGCTTGCTGATAGCTATCTCGACATTCATGACGGTAGTCATGACCTGACCGTAGTCGGCACTGCGCCGACGCTTGGGGCCAATGGGTGGGTGCTCCCAGGCGATGGCGGTCTGAATACCGGCTGGCCCATTGTGGCAGGCACTGACAGCATCATTGTAATTGTAGATCCGAATGATACTCCTGTTGATGGGAGAACTTTTGGCCGCCGAGGGGCCACACCTACAACGGAAGCTATTTGGAACATTCCGAATCACCTGACAGTCGGAAACGCTTATGGCATCTCTGACGGTACGAATAGCTCCGTGTTTAACCAATACACGGCTGTGACTACTCAATCAGCTGTCGGTCTTAGAGGCTTCCAGCCCTGGAAAGACGGAGCGGATTTGGGCAGCCCCATTGCGTCTTCAAACCCACCTGCATCGTCTATCCCGTTGTACCTTGGCGCTCATAACAATAATGGTACTATCGACCAAGAGATGCTTGCAGGGAGCACCATCGGCGCCGCTGTGGCTATTGCGGGAACGCCTTCAGAGGCCACGATGGCTTCCATTGAGCAGGAGCTATGGAACAGCATGTCCGTGGGTAGCCCGCCCGTAGCGGATTTTTCAGGCACGCCAACTACGGGCACTGTGCCTTTCACGGTGAATTTCACGGACCTCTCAACCGCTGACCCGGGCGTCCCAATAACCGCATGGTCTTGGGATATAGACGGCGGCGGCGAGGATTACACAACCCAGAACCCGTCGCACGAGTACACGGTGCCGGGAACGTATACAGTGTCACTCACAGTTACCAACGCTGACGGTAGCAATAATGAAACTAAAGTAGCCTACATCACTGCTAACGCTTCTGCCCCGGAAATGCGGTTGGAGATCACGAACACTACACGAAGTTATCGTCCCTCTTTTGAGGGCACTAACACTGACGGATTCTTCAACAACTTCCAACCACTGGACTAATATGGCTATAGGTATTCAATCCAAAATTGATGAACTAGTGTTGGGTTACCCAGCACTGGTAAAGTCAGACACCGTTTTGGGACAAACCTACGAAGGTAGAGACCTTAGGGTTTTGCATGTCGGTGCAGGAACCAACAAGCCTCAGATTGCTCTGGTGGTGGGCCAGCACGCCGCTGAATGGATGGCGTGGATGGCATCTCTTTTTGCTCTAACATCAATGCTTCATAAAGCTGGTGTGTCAGAGCGAGAGAATTACCTCATAACAAACCATGAGTTTGTTGTCTTTCCGGCAGTGAATCCGGATGGTTATGTCTACTCGCAGATTCAGAGGGATTGGCGTAAGAACCGGCGGGTGTTTGCCGGCGGGACAGGCGTTGACCCAAACCGTAATTGGACGCACGACTGGGCAGAAGCTACGAATAGCGGAGGAACAAACCCGTCGGACTATACCTACAAAGGACCATCGGCACTCTCAGAACAAGAAACTAGCCTGATCGACGCGTACCTGCGCGGGCTTCCTCGCTTAGTTGGTGCTTGGGACATTCACAGTATCAGCGGTGACTTCGGGACTTATGACGCCTACCTGGCCATCGCCGGAAACAGCGCAAGCCGTGGAGCTGTACCCGCTGGCGACGCTGCGGATTTCGCTGCCATGCGCACCGCGGTCAAAGCCGCTATGGACAGCAACGGATGGGGCAACTGGGTCTACGATGACGCGGCGTCGTTCTCATCCGACGCTGGCGGTGTACTGCGCAACCACATCTACTGGGAGCTTGGAGTACCTCCGCTACTATTCGAGTGTACGGCAGAATCCGGGTTCGTTGCACTTTCAGGCGAAATCGTCCCGCAGGGAGAAGACATTCTCGATGGTATGGAAGCCTTTTGCCGACACTTCAACTTCACGTAAAGGCTGAACATGAACCGAGTCATCGCCACCCTGATTGCTGCCGCGGCGTCGTTCGTCGCCAGCGCACAGATCACCCCCACGCCACCCTCCAGCGCGGAAACTGTCCCGGAGCAGATTGCCGAAGCGGCGCTGACCTGCCAGTTCCTCCTGGGTATCGAGGTGCCCGTCGATGTCGTCATCGTCGCGAATTTCAGCGATGGCTCGACCATCGTATTTAACCTGACGTGCCAGCAGGTGATGGACCGCCATGCCCGGTACGTGGCTGCCGGCATCGTCCCGCCGCTGCCACCGGTCCCGGCCCCCACTGAGCTGACGGCCATCATCGAGGATGAAGCTGCTCAGTGCACCCCAGACATCATTCGACCTGTGTCCGTTGAGGCCCCGTCCGGGACGACCATTTACGAGGTGTGCCCATGAGACTCATTCTCGTTTGCATCTTGCTGCTGGCGTCCGTCGGAGCCGTCGCCCAGACACCCCCGCGCATGGTGTCGTTGGATATTTGGTACGAGGACACTTTCAAGTCCTACGCCGAAGCGCGCGGGGAGGACCCCGAGGCGCTGGCGCTCAA